TCTCCTAAAGTTTAATGGGGACCGTAGTCCCCTAGATTAATTAAGCAGTGTAAGTTGTTGGAGCGTATGTGCCGTCAGAGTTACGAACAATATACTCAACTAACAACACGCCAACACCTGCTGATAAGCCTGTTCCACCAATTGTATAAGTAACAAATGCATCTATAGTACCTACGTTTGCTAAAACAGCTGCTGCACCTGCAGTCTGAGCTAATGCTAAAGAACCGTTAAATGCTGTGCCTGATGTAAATGAGTTAGCTGTAGTAACGTCTGTACCAGCAATAGTAACTTTAAATGTCGGTGTTGTTCCTGTAAATGCTGTTGTTGAATAAAAAGCAATATTAGTAATAATTGCTCCAGCTGGAACTACAAACGCTGTTGCGCCTGCTGCATCTGTATAAGTAACAGGAAACATTTGACCAACAGATGTAGCGCCCATATTACGGATTGTGCCAAGAGTAGTGCCAGTAGTATTTTTAACGGTTCCAAGTAACCATGAACCTAAGTGTGTTGCTAAACCCATAAGAGTTCTCCTATATACAAGTTAAGCCTATTAATCGGTATATCGTCTGCTGGGGCAGTTTAATAAGCTGGATTACCCAGATAAACTAATCATACTACTTTTTTAAATTTGTGCAATCTTTTTAAATAAAAAAACCCGCCTTGTGAGCGGGTTCTTATTAGGTGCTACCGATTAGGACGCACCGGGTGAACCATACATACCTAATGGATCAGACCAACCGAATGAATAACGCTCACGAGACTTGTAACGTACGTTACCTGTATCAAAGTCGCCGTCCATAGAGTTCTGGAGTGGTGTACGCTCAAAGTGCTTCATACCGTTTGGAACGTCAGTGGTCAAGAACCATGCGTTTGTATCGGTTAAGAAGTGGTTGATTGTATAACCTTCAGGGATAGATCCATTGTTCTTGATAGCGTTGATATCGTTATCAGTTGTACCAACACGAAGTTCTGTTTCTAACAAACGAGTAGCAACGAACTGTAGTGCAGGTGGAACAATTAACTTCTTAGGCTTAGCAGCAATTAACAAACCACGCTCATCAGTCCAAGCAGCGATTTGAATAACAGCGTTTTCCAACGAAGTTTCATTCAAGTCAGCAGGAGTTGATGGAGTGTTACCGTTAGTTGCACCATTAATCAATGGGTGTGCAGTGTTAAACAGAGATACTCCGTCACCACCAACATAACCATTGTTAAAACCGTTATTAATAACGGCAGCAGCTTTAACCTGCTTGGTATAAGCCATTGCACGGGCTAAACCTTTAGTATAGCGAGCTGATAAAGAATCATAGAGGTTATCTTCGATTGCTTCTTCAGTTAAGCTAAAGCCAAGGGCGATAGTTTCGTGATTATAGCGAGCTGTCCATGCTTCTTGAGCATTGTCGTAACGAATAGCTTGGCCTTCGTTTTTGACTGGTGCTGCTGAGAATCCAGACAGTTTTGTTTCTTCTTCAAAAGAACGCTCAGAGGTTTCTGTTTCGTAAATCTCTTTATGTTCTTCACCGTAGCGAGCATACTCCAAACCAAACAATGCGTTCAATCCGGGTAGGAGCTCTTTAAGTAGTTGTGCACGAGAAATAGCCATTTAATTTGCTCCTTAAGCTATGTTGTAACGATGGACACCGAAGTTATACTTAACTGTTGCTTCGGGAGTTTGAACTAACACAACAGTACCAGCTACTTGAGTTGTAATCGAAGTAACAGTTAAAGTTGTATTTCCGGTGGTTGTAACGGTTGACGCTGAACTGAGTGTTGCACCAGTAAACTGCAACTGACCATTCACTAAGTTAAATACGTCTGTACCGATAGGTAACACTTGATTAACAGTTAAGCCTGAAACAACAACAGAAGTTGCTGAAGGGGCTCCGCCAGATACATATGTGCAAGAACTAGTAATCTGTGTATCAGGAATTAACTGAATAACACGGAAACCAGCAGTAGTTGCACCAGCAGATGATGTTGGAACAGTAGACATACTTGAGTTACCAGTAGATGCTGAACCAGTCTGTGTTCCGCCAACCACGTTAGAACCAACGAGGATAGAAGAATAAGAACCGATAGTTGTTCCACCAGCAGTAGTCGTTGCCGCAACTTGCATGAGAACATCTGGATCATCAGCAACAATAGCAGTAATATCACCGGCTAATACGTTGCCCGGATAATATTGTGCATACTGACGTTGTTTAGTAGTAGGGTTAGTATAGTAACAACCTAAAAACACGCCAACTACTGTATTAGTAGAGTTGACTGGATAAGTTGTTAGCTGTGCGTAACCAGCGGATAATGATACAGAATCGCCATAATAAATAGCGGTGCCATAGTTATACTGAATCGGAAAATTACGAGTCGATCCAGCGAACACTTGTCCACCGATAAGATTTATGGGTTTTAGCCCGTATGGGGCTGATACAGCAGGATATGCAGCCATAAAAATCTCCAATTAAAAAAAGTTAACTTCCTCTGCCAAACGTGGTCGTAGATTTATTCTCTTTAAAGAGCGGCATTCTAGGATCACTTTGACGCATAAGATTATTGTCTACAGCTTCCGTTTGAGCTTGTGTTTGATTATCGTAATATTTATTACGCTGTTCTACAAAGTCTTGCGGAGTCTTGCAAAGTAATAACCCGCCAATTTCGATGTTGTCTTTAAACTTACCTTCTCCACTGGCTAACAGTCTAAATTTGGGTTGTTCTTCAATACTTACTGGTTCCCAGCCTTCTCTCAGTTTTGATGAGATATTGCGAGGATCAGCATTGTTTAGTGTTGAAACACGAATCCAACGATACGCATAACCAGCCTCTTTGTCAGGCTCGGGTAGAAGTTCAGGAGGCATCCACTGTTTAGGACGCTCATTAAATTCTCGGTTATCTAATTCTCTAGTTTTTACTTGTGCCATGTCAGGCCTCCAATTTTAAAAGTTCACGGACGTATTGCTCTGGGGTAAGACCAAGTTTCTTCGCAAGGGCTACTTGTGAAGTCTTTAGCTTTACTTTTTTAGGTGCGGTCGACCTAGTTGCTGGAGCTACTACCGATGATTTTTTGGGAGCGTCTTCCCTTATTTCTTCTTCAAAGCTTTCTGGAAATCTTTTGCGCATTGTTGTGTCTAACTTTGCGTAATATTCATCAGAGCCTATTTCTACGCCTTGTCTTTTGAGTTTTTCGTGTAACCCTAAAGCACTTGCGGTCATTTCTTCGTCTTGTCCAAACCAAGAATTTTTCTCTTGCCATTCCATAACTCGTCTGTCAGGATTTGGCGGAGCTTGATACTGATTCCTTTGTACCTCAAATTTTTCCTCCTGTAAAGGGGGTAATTTAAAGTTATTTACTTTTTCAAGCGCATTGGTTGCCCTAGAAAGTGCTTGTTGTGCCTCCAATTGTGCATCAATATCGCCTGATTCATATGCTTCTTTATAGGCTTTTTTAGCCATTTCGAGTTGCATTGTAGTAGAAGTCTTTACTGCTGTTACATACTCTTGCTCACCTGAAGTTAACATATGTTTAATACGTTTGTTCTCTTCATATAAACGTTTAGTCGCATTAATGGCTTCTTCACGCTCTCTTTCGGCAGCTTCAGCTCTGCGGCGTTCATCATTCCAAACACGTTTCATTTGAATCATTTTGTCTTTGGCTTCTTTGCTATATTTATCTAGCTCATCCACCTCAACTTCTAATGCTTTTACTTTTTCAGGATCTGTTGGTTTTCTACCACGATCTTCTTCTGGGGTGTCATCCTCAATTTCAATATCAATTTCAGGAATGTCTTCTCCTTTAACTTCTATTTCATCAGGAAATTTAAATTCTTCTTTTTCAAAATCAGCCATTGTCCGGCTCCTTATTTTCTACGGATTCCACGAGGATCTTCTACTACAGCCTCGACAGAATCATCATTAATCAAGCGAAACTCTTTACCATGTATAACCAACCGTGTTCCGGCATTTGGTCTTACTAAAATAAAGTCACCTTTTTGACACCAAGGTCCTGATGGAAAACGCTCTTTGTCAGCGTAACAATCTGGTCCAAGATCCACTACAAATAAAACTGTAGTCAACAGCTCTTCGAAGTGTAATGTTGTGTCAGCTTTAACAAGTTCAGAACCGTCAAAGTTTTTTTCCGCTTCCGGTATAGCGCATAGTATGCGATAGCCCGATGGTTTAGGAAGTTGTGTTGCTTTCTCTTCTTCTTTTTTGTTAAGAAGTAAAGATAAATCTACTGCCTTTGATAAATCATTCATCGTCCGAATGCTCCATTCTTTGTTTAAGGTCTAATATATTTTGACGGCAAGAGAGCAGACCTTTAATCTCTCCTGCAATCCTTTGGTACTCGTAGAAGTCAACAGCCTGTCCACTGCCCAACCAGTCTTTGAGTTGATTTACCTTGTCGGTAATCTGTTCCAATAAAACGTCTAATGCGTTCATTTGTTATCTTTCTTTTCTAATTCTTTTTTGTTAAAAATATTATGGGCTCCTTGCGCCATAATGTCTTTATTTTGAGATACAGTTTCATGGTGTTGATCAGCAATCTTATGGACTAAATCCATTCCCATTTTCATCTTTTCTTCTTCCATATTTGCTTTTGCTTTTAATGTTTCCATCGCTGTTTGAGCACCAATTCTTTGACGTTCAATTTGCTGTTGATCACGCTTCAATTCAATCTCAGCATCGTCACGCTTAGCTTTCATTTGTAATTCTTGTGCTTTTAGTTGTAACTCTTGTTGTTGCATTTGAATAATAGGATCTTGTGCTTGTTGTTGTGCTTTTTGTTGAGCGGCTTGTGATTGATTCATCTGAAGCAGTCTTTGAGCAGCTTGAGCTAACATTGGGGCTAGTCTTGCCTCCACTTCTGGATTCATGTGATTTTCTTCTCCACTTGCATCTGTTTGTGGTGGTAAATTCATGCCCAGTTGTTTCTCTATTTCTACTCGATATCCAAATCCTAAATGTTCATTAATGTGCGCATGCATTGCCGCTTGTAATGCTTGTGCTTGTGGACTTTGACCTAATACTTGAAGAATCTTAGGATCTTGCATCGCCGACATATGAACTTGAATATGGGCTTGATGATCTTGATAAGCAAATGCCTTTACAGGTTTCATCATCAAAATGTTCTGATTTTCCGTTACTGGGTCAGACGGTTTTAAGTCCTCTTCTAGCGGAATAAGCTTTTGAGCATTCTTTACACCAAGTGCATCAATCATTTGACGGTGTAAATACGGCATATTATATAGTTGTGGAGATCCTTGCGCTAACTGTAAAACCGCTTGCCACTGTACAATCTTCTGCGCCATTGTTGAGGCGTTAGGATCAGATACAGGAATAACATCCACTAATTTATAATCCGATTTCCGTGCTTTCCTTGTTCCAGTCTCTGGTTCGTAGTCATACTCAGCAGGGGCATTATCGGCAATAATCTCTTTTAATAGTTTAAGTTCCTGCTTTAGCGCAAAGTGTACTCTTGCTTGTACGGCTGACATAACCTTAAGTGTACGTTCTAAGATAGCTAAAGTAGTTCCTACAGGGGCAGCTGCCGACATATCGGATACTTGAAGATCTGCTGTATTTGCAAAACGTCTTCCTTCTTCTACGATATTTCCAAGCAAAGTTAATAGTGTCTGACTTGGTTCTTTGTACGGCAACGGCATGATGTTGTCTTTCATTGCCCCGCTTGGCACGTCTACATCTCTGAATTCTCCGGGTGCTATCGGTGTGTCATCGCCTTTAACCCGCAATCCACGGGTTTTGAAACCACCGGGAAGATTAGAGAGTGAACCTGCATCAACGAGCTGTCGTATGATAGAAGTGCCAGATTTAGCATACGCTCCGATAAGGTGGATGAGTCCAAAGCAGTAAAAACCAAAACCGGGTATATAACCATAATGAACAAAATGCTTACGTTTTTGATGTTTTTCATCGCCTTCCTTCCAATTTCTACGGATACTTAAGATCTTTTTAGTGCCTTTTTCAATCGTCACTACATAAGGAAGTCCAATCCCTGTCTCTTCTCCGTCTTTATCTGTATGCTCATAACCCGGTAAGTCTAGGTTTGTTTGCATTTCCAAAACTTTATAACGATCATCTGTGGTCGCTCTAAAACCTAACTTCTCCGCAATTCTTTTTTCTACTTCATCTAATGTATTCTCTGGAGTACCTAAGTCTACGTCTATATAAAATCCAGATACTTGTAACTTACGCATTTCGTTTTCCGTCTTGCGCATTACGTGTGTAATTCTTTCCGCCGTTTCAAGATCAGAAGCACCGTAAGGAACCACTAAGTCTTCTGCTGGCACATACATCGAGACTTGTCTTCCAAGACTTTCATCTTCGTAAACTTTCTTAAACGCATTTCCTGCAAGTCCTAATCCCCACAACATTCTTTCTGTCTCAGGACGATACTCGGTCATTACTTCCGTCATTTCATAATTCATATCATCCTGAACACGTTCGGCAGCTTCCTTTACTTCGGGAGTTTCTTTACCTAATATATGTGTTTTGCATGGACCTTGCGCCGGGAAAATAGACATCATTGTCTCAGATTGGAACTTGACTAAAGCTTCTGCTAATAACGGATGGTACACTCCGCAAGCGCCTTCCCATGGTTCACTGCGCTCTTCAATTTTAAGTCCAAGAAGTTCAAGCCCATCTACGTAAGTCTGAATCCAGTCTTTTCTTGAAGAAACATCATCTTCAAAGTCGGATAATAGGTCACTAGCAATTTCTTGTAAGACAGAATCATCCAGATATTCAGCAAGATTATCGCCAAAACCTTCCTCTTCTTCGTCAGGAGTTAGGGTGATTTCCAGCCCATCCATGCCAATGGTGACCGATTCTGGGTCAACAATCTCTATTTCTAAAGGAGATTCTTTTTCGGCTAACGATTCAATTCCTTCGGGAGCCTGATATAGTGCCTTATCTATCGCCATATTCTATCCTTAATAATATGCTGTTTTCTTCTTTGGGACGTAATCATCCCACTCGTCTGATTGTAATCTAATAAAACCACCCTTACGGAATCTAATTAACGCCTGAGTCATTGCATCCACTAAGTCATCATGATCGCCGGAAGGAAACGCCGCCATCTCCTCAATCACTTCTTCAGCCCATCTTGTTGGTGGCGCCCAAACCTTCCCACTTGCAAATAAGTCAGATACACTATTAATACGGGCTATCTTATCATTCCCCCTAGTCGGTGTAAACTCTTGCACCGGAATCCCCATCTGCCGTAATTCGTAAATAAGAGGCGCTCCACTTGCCTTCGCCTCCACAATAAACGCATCCGGTTCATATTCTTTATAGTGGGACATCGCCGCCGCCTTTAATTCTGGAAACTCCATCCGTCTTTTTAGGGCGTCTAACAATATAATATGCGGATCATTCTCATTTTCATCCTTATAAAAGACTCCAAGAGTTATACAAGCTGAATAGTCACTACGATCATTCTTCGTAAAGGCGGTATCCCAGCTTTGGATGATAAATTCGCACTTTGGTGGTAGTTCATTCGTCCATTCTTTCCACCATTCCCGTTTAATAATCGCACCTTCCTCAGAAGTTGGCTGTTGTTGGTACTGTGCTTGCCATTTTGGAAGGGGAAGTTCAGTTCTAAGTGCGTCCAACTCCTCATATTTCCAAAATTCCGGCCATAAAGGCTTATTACTCGGTAAAATTGCAGGAAAATCGATGACTTCCCACTCATCGCCGTCTCTTTCTATCGCTGCTTTAAGGATTTTTCCCGTTAAATCTCGTTTTGCCCATCGTGTATTGTGACTTACAAAACCATTGGCAATAAAATTTTCTGTTTTATCAACTTCAACATCAAAAACTTCTTCTTTACCATCATATATTATTGAAATAATTGGATCAACCGTAAAGTCGGAGATACGATGCAGCTCGCTCAAGTACGATTGCTGTTTTTCCATATCCAACTGCAAGGTTGCAGTCGTTGCACAATAATCCCCTAATTTTTCCTGTTTCATGGCAGTGGTCAATACATAATTTTCCATTCCAATGGGCACGAGTATTTTTTGTTGTTGGTGGTTGACCGCATATATCACATAAGTTATTGCGTTCTTGAACCATTTTTTCATATTGTTCAACAGTAATTCCATATCTATGTTTGATTCGGTGTTTGCGGGCATCTTCTGTTGATTTTTTTGGCGTATATTTTTTTCCATAATGTGTAGAACATAAGCCACGGCTTGCAATTTTTTTATTACACCCATCCACTTTGCAAGTAATGCCTTTCCATTTTCCATGATGCCCCAACGGTTTAAATGGTGCATTGGGGTTTTTTCGGTGGTAACTTGCTTTTGCTTGGCATGGACTACATTTACCAATTTTTGTTTTTGATCGTGATGGTCTGCTACATCCTTCAACGATACAAGTAAATCCCCCACTTGAAGATGCTTTAATCTGGTCCATTCTAATACTCCTTCATTCATTACAAGAAACGGATGTCTCTCATTTGCTCTAAGTATTTTACCAGATTGTGTTTGTATTTTGTATATAAAATCAATACCACTTGACTGCCAATTATTAATTTTGCTAATTGATAATTTTCCATTATTAAAAGTAGCTACCTCATCTCCTTGTCGAATATCTTTTAATGGTTTTTCTTTTCCATTCTTCATAAGAACAGGGGTATCTCCCGTCATGCACATCACGATAACTATAGACCCGCCCGGCTGTAAACGCTGTCTTGGACCCGATGTATACCATTCATAGACTTTATCGAAAACACTTGGATCACTAGAAGCTAACGCCGCTTCTTGTTCCGAGTGAGGATCATCGATAATAAGCAAATCAGCTCCTTTACCAGTAACGGTACCACCAACACCGATAGCAAAATACTCGCCATTAGCATTAGTGCTCCAACGCCCAGCAGCTTTACTATCCGACCGAAGACTAACACGAGGAAATACCCTTCCATATTGTTCACTATCAACTAAGTTCCTGACCTTACGTCCAAAACCCACCGCAAGTTCCGCTGTATTTGACGTCTGGATAATCTTTTTACCCGGATACTTTCCTAAAAACCACGCCGGCAACAGATAACTCGCAAATTCCGACTTCGTATGTCGTGGCGGCATATTAATAATCAGTCTCTTTAACTTTCCTTGAGCAATCTCTTCAAACTTCTTTGCCATTACCTTATGATGTCTGCCGTCTATAAAGCCCGGCCACATCATTTTGACAAACTCAAGGAAGTTCTCTTGCGCTTTCTCCATCTTTTCACTATCGATTAAAGCTTGCGCCGCCATCAAGATCTCTTCTCGATCCGCCGGTGGAAGTTTATCTAAGATCTCTTCTAAAGTCATAGATACATCCTGACACCTTTAGGTCTTGCAGTTCTCGCTTTATCTGGTAACTTCTTTAAATGACCCAACTCAACGAGGCGGTTAATCATACGGTGCACACTCCCACGTCCTTTTACGTTCAATTGATACATCACTTCATCAATAGAAGGTCCATACCCATACATCTTCCACCACTCATCTATCACCATATATACTTCTTTTTGTCTCGGCGTCATTTTTCCCTCAACGTTTTCTCTGCTTTTATCTGCGCACTCGCAATCCACCCCTTAGCAATCAAGCCCGCTAATTCCCATCGATGATGAAATTCCTGCATAAAGTCCAATGTCCTCTCTACATTAAACCTAAGCAACCTATTCCTAAACTCTCTATCTTCCATATACCCCCACCCCATTTTCATTTCAAAACATTGACGGGGGGTCTTTCCTAAAACACTACTCAACAATGTGTTTATAAAAATAATACCCCCACCCCCACAACTTATTTTTTTTATTCCACTATAAACGTTTATAGTCAAAAAAATCGCCCCTTTATAATCAATAACTTACAAGCCTCGTTTTTCTGCATTTTTATCCGTTGTTATCTTCAACACTGTTTTCGGATGATTGATTTTTTTCAGCTAATTGATTGTTTGGAATACTATGCGTATCAGAGCCATCATCAGCCAGCCCATTAAGGGGTATAGGGGTAACGTGGGTATCCATATCCGCAGTTTCGAGAGGGGTGGCTAGTTCCGCTAGTAAACTCTCGCCCGTCATCTCATAATCAACCGTGATTGAGTTCCTATTTAATGCCCGCTTTAACTGTTCCATTAGTTTAGTCTTGGCATCATGGGAAGTGTTTACGGTTGTAACTTCCTTGCGGTCTACAAATAAGCCCACATCGTAAGTTTTACCCAATAACTCAAGTGATCGTATACGGGAAGCGGGCGGAGTATCAGGGTTTAGGGCGTGTTGTGTTAATTGATGGATAATAAAAGCCTTCATTTGTCCTGACTCATGATACGCTTGTGCTTCCATAGCCATTCTAAATGCTTCGATCTCACTTGCGATTACAGTATTACTCGCCAAGTTATAAGCATTATTGCCTACTGTTCGGGGGTTTGCTTTCGTATTATAGTTATCCCTATACGCCTGTGCCTTTGGTTTGCCTAGTGCGACATCTTTAATGAATCCCTTTTGTTTTGCCGTTAATGATCTTTTCTTTCCTTCCCCCATAATGATCGATTCAAGCGGGACTTGTTTTAATCCCTCGCGTATTTGTTCTCGATTAAGTTTAATCTTACTTACGGGCTTTAATTTTTCCATCTCTGCTATCTCTCCATTTACCGCCATCATACGGGCGATCTGCTAGGGTATATCTTGAGAATATTCTAACACTAACTAACTACTGTATGCAATAACAGTCCTACTGTATATAAAACCATTAGGGAAACCGATAATAAAATATTTATAAAAAAAGATAATAAACCCATTGACACCCTTATTTAACGGGATTAAGATAACACATGAATTTGTAATTTAGTAATACATTGTAGTTATCTTAACCATATAAATAGGGGGTTTTAAATGTTCGACAATGAAACAAGACAAGAAGTAATCAATACTCTTATTAAGCAATTTCCTGAAGTAGTGGCAATACTTGAACATTGTCACGATTGCAGTTTAGAAGAGATTAGTTTTAAAGACTTGTCTTTTGCTTTAACACGTAGTATGGATTTAAGAGCTGTAATTACTTATTAAACTTTTAACTATTAGGGGGTTTAACATGAAAAAATCTGTAAAAGAATATGGCCTTAATATCATAAATAACAAGGGTGTATTTGTAGGTTTAACGGGTGTTTGCTTCAAGGCTTATACACCATTAGAAGCGATTAAAAAGGCAATAAACTTATATCCGTATTGGTTTGAGAATGCTTTATATATTGAAGCATATGCTTATGATTAACAAATGAATTGCAGTTAGTAGTAAAACATTGTCAAGATTAACCATATAAACAAAGGGAGTAAAGGAAATGGAAACATATCAAACATTAGAGGGTTACGAAGTAACGGCGCTACAACTCGAATTATTGCGTAGTGAAATTTTATTAGCGACCAAAGAAAGTGTAAGTAATGAAATTTTACTAAGAATGATTGACTTATTTAAAGTTGGATTAATTTAACTAATAGGCGGAGAAACCCGCCATTAACGGGAGTTTATAACATGAGCAAAAAACATTTTGAAGTGATAGCGGGAACATTAAAGTTTAACAAGGCGGATAAGTCCCTTTGTTTAGAACTTGCCTTAAAGTTTATGGATTTTAATCCTAACTTTGATGTTAATAAATTTATGAACGCTTGCGGATACTAGGGGGGAATTATGCACCAATTACTTTATAAAAAATTTGACGATCAAGAAGATTGGCGGACTTATTCAATTTATGAAATTGATAATCTAGAAATTGCTATCGACGCCTTAATACTTTTAAAAGACGGTTTTTTAATTAAATTGGAAAGAATCAAACCATGAACACAATAGCACAAATTGAGATCAAGGAAGTTTACGGCAATAAGGCAATATACCCCGTTAATGATACCGCCAAGTATCTTGCACAATTAGCAGGAACTAAAACCCTGACAACTTCCACACTTGCGACCGCTAAAAATATGGGCTTTACATTCGAAGTAATACAACCAATTTTTAATATTTAGGGGGAATTATGCGATTAAGAACAATATATCAAGCCTTACAAAATCAACCAACTTGGTGGATTAAAAAATCCGCAAGTTTTCCTAATATTTACATGAGCAAAAATGCCATTAGATTACATTACTTAATTTTAAAACAAAGGGGGGAATTATGAGCCAATACACTCAGGAAGCATTAGAACGAGCCACAAGCGGGGATTCTATGCTTAATTATCAAACCATCATTAGCGGGATGATGTCGAAAGGAATCGAGCGATCCGAGATTAAACACCGTATCAATGTTTTAACCCTCAAGGCTTGGAACGCCAAAGGGCGGAAAGTAAAAAAAGGGGAAACGGGCGTTAATTGTATCACTTGGATAGTATGCGAAGACAAGGAAGGCGGGACTTATAAACGCATGAAACCCGTAGCAGTATTTCACATTTCACAAACCGAACCATTTAAAAGGTAAATTATGAAAATCAATAATATAGAAATTACATCTTCCCATTTTGCTTATGATGGATGCCACAAAATATATCTAATTGAAACGCCATTAGATAAAACGGACGCCGAAAATAGCAATTATCAAATTTTACCAATAGAGAAATTAAAGGAAACTTATAAAGACTCATGTTCGTTAAAATTTATTTCAAATTGGCAATTAGATAAAACGATCGTATCACAATTTAATAATGCAAAATTTAAGGGGTAATTATGAAAACGACAGTTAATTTTTACGATTTTAAAAGAGAATTTAAAGCAATCCGACCCAACAATTTTACGGATGAGGGACTAATAATTTTATGGGAATATCTCGAGGAATACGAGGAATCAACGGGCGAGGAATTAGAACTTGATGTCATAGCCCTATGTTGCGATTACAACGAAGACGAACCGCAAGACATAGCCTTAAATTATGATATTGACACAACAAGCGAAGAAGAACCCCTATACATTGTAAAAAATTATTTACATCAAAATACTTCAGTAATTGGAATCACTCCAAGCGGGACAATCATATATCAAGTGTTTTAAATATCAACCGTAAGCCCGTTAAAAGGGTTTACGGGTGCTATTTTGCACCGCACACTATGAAAGGAATTATATGACAGTTTACGAACAAGAAGGCTTTAAAAACCGTAAAGATTATCTTTACAACTTATCCGAA